TATGAGTGCTCAAGATCGTTATACAAAGATTATTGAAAGCCTAGTTAATGGTGAAGAAGCGAAAGCATCTGAACTACTACACGAAGCTTTTGTTGAAAAAGCTCGTGAGATCTATTCAGATCTTGTAGAGCAAGATGACATTGTTGAAGAAGACGTGTCAGACGAAGAACTAGAAGAAGCGATTCGTGACGAGGAGTCAGGCGACTTTATCGACGATATCGAAGACATTGCATCTGACGAAGACGAAATCGAAGCTGAAGAAATGTTTGGCGAAGATGACGACGAAGAAGAAATGGATGCGGAACTTGAACTAGCAGGTGATGATGAAGCAGGCGCAGAAGAAGGCGACATGGATGGCGTAGAAGACGCTATGATGAACGTTGAAGATGCACTTGCAGATCTAAAAGCAGAATTTGCAGCTATTATGGGCGGTGACTCAGAAGAGCCAGCAGATGATATGGACATGGAAATGGACGGCGAAGAGCCAGAAATGGAAGAAGAGTCATATGCTTTTGAATCAGAAGAGTCAGACGAAGAAGAGCTAGACGAAGAAGCTGAAGAAGAGCTTGAAGAAGAAGCTGAAGAACTAGAAGAAGCAGCGGACCTAAAAAAAGTAGGTGCGGATAAGAAAATCCACCCAATCGATATGCCAGCAGGCGATGACGGCAAAGCGTCACCAGTTGCAGGTAAAAACGACATGGGCGGCGAAACTATCAAAACTGGTGCTAAAGGTTCTGAGGGTTCATCAAAAGGCTTGTCAGATGAACATGCTAAAGACATGGGCGTAACACACCCAGGCGACGGCGCAGGTTTAAAACCAGAAAATCGTGGCCACGGTGCAGAGAAAAAAGGTGCAGCGCCAGCTAAACCAGGTACAGATTCTCTAATTAATAAGGCGCCAAAATAAATGATGAAGCTAACTGAACACCTATCATGGAAACAGGCTAAAATCGTAACTGAGTCAGTTGATGACGGTCAGGGCGGTAAAAGCCTGTACATGGAAGGTATTTTTATTCAGGGTAACAAGCCGAATCAAAATCAAAGAATTTATCCAAGTCAAGAAATTAAGAAAGCTGTCGACAGCATACAACAACGAATTGACGATGGGTTTACTGTATTAGGCGAAGCGGATCATCCAGATGACTTACAAGTTAATCTAGACCGTGTGTCTCACATGATTGAACGTATGTGGATGAACGGTGATGACGGTATAGGACGTCTAAAACTACTACCTACACCATTGGGAAATATTTGTAAAACCCTTATTGAGTGTGGTGCAAAACTTGGCGTATCGTCAAGAGGTAGCGGAAATGTTAATGAAAGCGGTAAAGTTAGCGGTTTCGATATTCAAACAGTTGATATCGTTGCAAACCCTAGCGCACCAGATGCATATCCGGATCCTCTATATGAGCAAATTATGAATGGTAGACGTGGTAATGTCTTATTAGATGTTGCAGAAGCTACGAATCACGACGATGCGGCTCAAAAGTATCTTCAGAGTGAGGTACTTAAATTTATTAATAACTTAGATATTGGGAGAAGATAATGGCTCATGCAATTGAACAACTCCTAAGTTCTGAAATGCTATCAGAAGAGGTACGCACAACTCTTTCAGAAGCGTGGGAAGCAAAATTAAGTGAAGCTCGTGAAGAGATCACTGCTGAACTACGTGAAGAGTTTGCTAATCGTTATGAAACAGACAAAGAGCAAATGGTGGAAGCACTAGATGCAATGCTGAAAGATACAATCACTTCTGAACTTGAAGAGTTTCAACAAGATAAAAAACTAGCTATGGAAGCACAAGTAAATTATCAGAAACAAATTAAAGAACATACTGCTCTACTAGATCGTTTTGTAATGGAAACACTACAAAAAGAAATTCAAGAGCTACATGCAGATCGTAAACTTCAAGAGTCAAATTTTGAAAAGTTAGAAGACTTCGTGATGGAGCAGCTAACTACAGAACTTAATGAATTCCACCAGGACAAGAAAGACCTAATCGAACAAAAGGTAAAACTAGTTTCTGAAGGAAAAGACATCATTGCCCAAGCTAAGAAAGAATTTGTATCTAAAGCAAGTGAAAAGCTAGCGAATATTGTTGAAACAACATTAAAAGGCGAACTAAGCACACTTAAAGAAGATATTCAGTCAGCAAAAGAAAACATGTTTGGTCGTAAGATCTTTGAAACATTTGCAGCTGAATTTACAAGTTCACACCTAGCAGAAGGCACAACTGTTTCTAAACTAACTGCTGAAATGGCAGAAGTAAAAGCACAACTAGCGGAAGCGCAAAAAGTTGTTGCTAAAAAAGAAGCAATGATCGCAGAAGCGGAGAAAAAAGCAGCAAGCATTAAAGAAGCAAACCTACGTAAAGCTACACTTGATGAATTGCTATCACCGCTAGCAAAAGAAAAACGTGAATTGATGGGTAACCTACTTGAAAGCGTACAAACTGATAAACTATCAGCAGCGTATAAAAAGTATTTACCGACTGTTCTTAACGAATCAGTAAAATCAACTTCACAAACATTAACAGAATCTCAGAAGACTGAGATTACAGGTAATAAGGCAAGCACACAGATTTCTGAAAGCGATGCCGAAATTATTAACCTTAAAAAATTAGCCGGTATCAAATAAGGAGTATACCAATGACACAAAATCTATTTGAAAATTGGAGTGTAACAAAAGACGCTCTAACAGATGGTCTAGCAGGCAACAAAAAGGTAGTAATGGAATCAGTTCTAGAAAACACAAAGAGCTACCTTTCAGAATCAGCAGCAGCTGGCTCAACAATGGCAGGTAACATTGCAACTATGAACAAAGTTATCCTACCAGTTATCCGTCGCGTTATGCCAACAGTTATCGCGAACGAACTAGTAGGCGTTCAGCCAATGACAGGCCCAGTAGGCCAAATCCACACACTACGTGTACGTTACTCAGAAGGTGCAGCAGGCGTTAACGCAGGCGACGAAGCACTATCACCATTTGCAATTGCACGTGGTTACTCAGGTGACGCAGCAACTGGCGGTCCAACTTCAACATCAACACTTGAAGCTGAAGCAGGCCGTAAACTAAGCATCCAAGTTCTAAAGCAGACAGTGGAAGCTAAAACACGTAAACTATCAGCACGTTGGACATTTGAAGCAGCGCAAGACGCTAACTCAATGCACGGTCTAGACGTTGAAGCAGAAATCATGCAAGCACTTGCACAAGAAATTACTGCTGAAATCGACCAAGAAGTTCTAACATCACTACGTACACTAGCAGGTACAGCAACAGACACATACGATCAAGGTAACGTATCAGGTCAAGCAACATTCGTTGGTGACCAACACGCAGCTCTAGCGGTTCTAATCAACCGTGCAGCAAACCTAATCGCAGCACGTACACGCCGTGGCGCAGGTAACTATGTAGTTGTTAGCCCAACAATCCTAACAGTACTACAATCAGCGACAACTTCAGCGTTTGCACGTACAACAGAAGGTCCATTTGAAGCACCAACAAACACAAAATTCGTTGGTACACTAAACAACACAATGCGTGTATTTGTAGACCAGTACGCAAACGACGGTACAGACATCCTAGTTGGTTACAAAGGTGAAGGTGAAATTGACGCAGCAGCATTCTACTGCCCATACATCCCACTAATGTCATCAGGTACAGTACTAGATCCAGCAACATTCGAGCCAACAGTATCATTCATGACACGTTATGGCTACGTTGAGCTAAACAACCAAGCATCATCACTAGGTAACGCAGCAGACTACCTAGCGAAAATCGCGGTTGATTCAGCAGCACTATCATTCCAGTAAGTTTTACGGAATACAAAAACAGAAAGCAG